ACGTACCAGGGACTGCGCACATACCAGGCTTTGCCAAAGGCGGTGACCACGCAGGCGGTTTGCGCCTAGTCGGTGAAAATGGCCCAGAGCTTGAAGCCACCGGCCCTAGTCGAATATTCAACAACTCACAAACTAAAGCGATGCTAGATAACTCTGAACTCATCGCAGAAATAAAAGCGCTTAAAGATGAGGTCAGATTGTTAAGACAAGACGCAAGAGCGCAAAACCTAGCCATTGCCGAAAACACAAAAAACACTATCAAACAAATGCAGCGCTGGGACATTGACGGTATACCTATAAAAACGAATGATCCTATCGACGTTAAGGTGGCCGCATGAAATTTATAATGCCCGTCGCAGTTACCGCTGCCATACTGACATCCTCAACCTTAGCAGAGCCGTCATTATCGGCAACAGAGCCATCAATATGGGCTATTAACCAAGCTTATGCTAAAGATGCTTATTGCATAATGACGACAACGCACAAAATTTATCAGTGCTTGGTGGCCGTTGCTATCAACACTAATTTCCCGCCTAATACTAGCCCGACCTATTGGCAGGAAATAGTCTCGACTAACGCCTGGCGAATGTTTGACGCCTATGGTAGTTCAAAATCTATCGCAGGATCTGCTCAACCTTCCATAACGATAACTTTAACGCCAGGCGTTATTATTAATGCCGTTGCTTTTATTGGCCTGCAATATACCGACACGGTAGCGATAAGCACTAATGCTGGTTATAGCGCCTCCATACCAGCAACAGGAAAAACTGATTTAGTCGTTACGGATCTAGTCGCCGCTGCTACAGCCGTGATTACTATAACGATCACTGGCACAACGGGAAAGGTAGGCGTCGGTAAGGTAGAGATAGGTAACTCCTTCGAGCTAGGTGATATAAACTTCGGCTCATCCGTGGGTATTATTGATTACTCGACAAAAGTAACAAATCCTTGGGGTGATACTACCATTACCAAGCGCAACTATACTAAGCGCCTCACCGCAAAATTAACCATCAGTAATCCTAATCTTGACGCCGTAGAAAGCAAGTTGGCAGCATACCGTTCAACCGCCGTGGTTTGGATAGGCAACGAAAACCTGTACACAGCACTTATCGTTTACGGCTATTACCGTGATTTTGACATTAATATAGCCTACCCGACCCAAAGCGATTGCTCATTGACTATAGAGGGGGTTACTTGATGCAGGGGGCGGGTTAGTTTAAACATCCACATCACCTGCGTTTAAGTTGCATTAGCTAGATAACAAAAAACACTTCCTAGATTTTGACGGGGGTTCAATTCCTAAGCATGGAATTGAATTGAGAAAATAAGCCCGTGGAACATCTATTTTTATGAGTTATGGACGTTTTAAAGGACGTTCTCAACTTATGTTCATATAAAATAGGTTATAAATGGGGGTTCAATTCCCCCCGCCTCCACCATCAAAGCCCAGTAATACTGGGATTAGGATTTAAAAAAGTCCTTTAAAACACCAAAATAAAGGCTATTTTTAGTAGTTATGGACGTTTTAAAGGATGTTTTTTTTCAACTTCAAACACCTCATTAGCAAACAAATTCACGGCGTTATTTCCTGCATCGGGTAATGAATCCGGTATGTACGTAGCGTAAACATTGGCGGTCATCAATACGCTTGAATGTCCTATTTGATTTGATACCCATGCTAAGCTTTCACCGCTTGATAACATCATTGATGCGTAAGTATGTCTCGTTTGATACGGCCTACGATAACGCACTCCAACCTTATGCAAGGCCCGCGTCCATAACTTACGGATACTTTGGTCACCCGTCCACGGCTTTTGTGTACGCTCATCGTGAAAAACTATCTTGCCTTCTAAGAAGGTAAACTGCTTTTGATCTTTTAAAGCTTGCAGGGCAGGGGACAATAATTTAACTTCTCGTGTCCCTGATTTTGTTTTTGTGGTTTCAGCCTTATTCGAGGTCTGAGTTTTTGCCCGTTGTATTTTTACCGTCTCTTTTAGCCAGTCAATATCGCCCCATTCTAAAGCCACTAATTCAGAGGTTCTAAGTCCTGACCAGAAGGCAAACTGAAACAGGTTTTTATGCTGTCCGGTAAACGCTGATAATATCGCGGCTTGCTCATCCTTGTTGAACGGATCTACGTCAGAAGGTTTAGGTGCTTCGTTGCGTCTAAACCTAAAGTCTACTAAGGGATTATTATCAATCAGCTCGTCATCGACGGCATCTTGCAGGGCAGCTCTTAAGGGGCTGATGATATTGCCAATCGTTTTATTGCTACAGGGTAGTGTTTCGCACCATGCCCTAACATGTCTTTTTTTAAGCTCAGCTAATGGAAGCGTTCCGATTCCATTACTTAGCATTTTAATAATCTTAATATACCCAGCTAAGGTGCTGTTTTTGATATGTGGCTCTTTACGATTAAGCCAAGTCTTGAGCCAATCACCCACAGTTAAGGCTTTGACTTCGATTATTTGATACTTGGCTAGGTGTTTACTGTGTGGAAAGGTCGCGGCATAATCGAAACTATTGTCATCGATTGCCGCGAGTATTTCGGCTCTGAACTGTGCGGCTATTGAAAGGTTGGCATCCGTGGGCTTGGTTTTAATGCGCTCTCTACAGCGCTCCCCTTGAAAGACGAATTCAATTTGTATTGAATTATCAGTTGCTCGTCTAATACCGCTCCCATTTCTAGCCATTTATCCCAACCTGATTTACTGAAAAAAAGTGAACTGCCGACTTTACGCCAAACAAGGTTTTCAGGCCAACGCTTTTTATAAGCGGCAGTTTTAACGGCACCCGTTGTCTTTCCTATTTCTTCGGCAAACTTGGCAGGTGATACCCAATCAACGCTCATAAAATCTTATCCAAATAAGCATGTGCTGGGTTGACCTTCGGTGGCCTGCATGTCTCGCAATGCCATCTGGCTCTTGAGCATGTGATAAAAACACTTTTGCACGTTGAGAAGATTTTTGGTTTTGGTGGGTTAAGGCTAATGTGTGCCATTATCTACTCCAATACCATATGCTTTTTCAAGAACGCGAACCAACTGTAAAAACGTTAGCCATTGATTATTTACGAAAATATCATCTATTACATCATCACTTAAAGGTTCACTAGCTCCCAATCCGTATTCTTTTTCAAGAATACGAGCCAACTGTAGAAACGTTTTCCACTGATTCTTTGAAAAAAAATCGTTTATTTCCTTGTCACTCAAAGGCTCACGTTGGGCGAGCATCGTTTGGATATCGGTATATATTCCACTAGTTATAAAAAAGTCTCCGTCATCATCTCCCTTTTTAATCTTTTCCAATAACTCTCTTTCTTTACTCATTATCTGCCTCAATACCGTGTGCTTTTTCTATCGCTCTAGGAAGATAAAAAATTTGCCATACTGAGACATTTTCAAAATCAGGGTACGCATTGATTGAATTGCTTGCATCTCGCAACCTATCACCACTCAAAGGCTCTCGTTTTGAATCCTCTACTCCCTGACGGTAATTAGCCCAGTCGGGTTTAAATAGCTCTTGCTCTACCATATTCCCGACATCAGGAATATGCTCAGGTTGGGCGAGTAGTTTTTCAATTTTCCATATAACTCCATTTGCTATAAGGTCATCGTCATAATTAAGATGCTTTAATATATCCGAAGCATTTTTTAGTAACTCTCTTTCTGGACTACTCATCATCAACCTCTCGCTTTAAGCATTGCGTCTGCAAATTCATACGCTGTTTCAGTTATATCTTTTATCCATTCTTCTGCTGAGTTATGCAGGTCTGGGTCTCCCATTGTTGGGCTACTTATTAAGCCTTGCATAGCTAGGCCTGCAAATTGATCGCGAATAGTCAGCCCATTATCTAAGCGCCGCTCACTTTCTAATAAAGCCGCTTTAAGGGTGTTGTTTTCGTGCATTAATAATTCGACTATTTTTTCAAGCTTAGCTTTTTCTTCGTTCATAAAGCCACCTGCTCTTTGTACATTTCCCAAGCAACAATTATCTTAGTTGCCATTCCTTTTGATCTAGCATCATTGTTGTACGGATTAAACTCTGATGATTGAAATCCAGAAATTCTTGATATCCATACTAAAGATATCTCATGCTCTTGACATGAAAATTCTGTTTCAAAAAGCCTTCCATCACTTGATTTGTATGCTTCAACTTTGTTCATAACCCCGCCACCCTATAAAAAGTATGCCGTCCAATCCTTGCAGTAATCTTGCCATTGGGTCTCTTGCTACGCTCCCAGCTATCAGCATCCCCAACGACTGACTTATTAGCCATTGATGATCTAGCCATTGCTTCAAAGTGCGGGCGTATCACTGTTGGTACAGGCATATAAGTTACGCCCGATAGCTTACATAGCTTTTGCTTAAAGCGTTTAGCCCTAGTAATGGCTGCTGAACCGATACCAGCCACACCGCGCAGGCTTTCACCTTGCGCCTCACTCCACATTATCTGGGCCAAGCATGAAACTTCTGATGCTCTGGCTAGGCTGGGCATAATTAATAGCATTATGATGATAGTCTTCATGATGCGTGCCTCTGGTAAAGCAAAGCCCTTTCTTTAAACTTTAATAGCTTAGCTGTTTCGTTGGCTAGGCTGGTATTAGCCAGCATATATCCATTTATTAACATAAAGTTTTCTGAAAAGGTCATAGTTGGGGCTGACGTTTTCTTTAGTCCCGCATAATAGGCTTTGTTTAAAGCCATCCATTCTTCAAGCCCGTCTTCTGTAAAAAAGGTTGTGCCTGTTTCGTTTGTATATGCGCAAATACTTCCTACAGCGTTTTTGCTTTTTATAATGTTAGCGATTTGATGCGCCGTTATATCTAAGTAGACCGCCGCCTGACTTCGGGTCATGTAGCCATGTTTTTCAGCAAAACGTCTATTCGCTTGATGGCAAGCATTCTTGATGCAGATTGCTTGCTTGTTTTTTTCGTAGTGCTTTTTGTTAGCTGTTTGAGCAATCTCGCTCATGCTGCACACTCCATTATCTCAATGTCAAAAGCATTCAAGATAACTTGCAGCGCTTGGTCGTCTGATAAGCCGTATTTTTCAGCAATAGCAAAAACTATCATGGCTTGGGTAATTGATCCTGACTTAACGTGCTTAATAATGGTTGGTTCAATTTCTTTGCTGTCGTCTGTAAAAGATAGTTCTATGTCATCAGCCTGTTTGCGTAACTTGGCAGCTCCTGCGAGTTCGGCGGCTTTATCAGCGTTACGATCCGCATATTGCGCGGCTTGCTCTATATGGGCGGCGGTTTTGCGTAAAGCTTCGGCTTCTGCTTTGGCTTTTTGCTCAGCATCGATAATGGCTTGTTCGGCGGCTTGCTTGGCTCTAGTGGCTTCTAATTCAAGCTTATCAAGTCGTTGTTGCTCGGTGATCTTGGCTTGTTCTTCGGCCCTTACGATGGCACGCTCTGCCTCTAGCTTTTCGGCTTGCTCCGCTTCGGCTTTGCGTTTAGCTTCGGCTTCGATCTGTAGGCGTTGGGCTTCTAATTTGTCGGCTTCGGCTTTCTTGTGAGATTCAATCCTGACTCTAACGGTCATTTCAAAGTGACTACGATCTAGGTAGATGATGGCTTGTAAGTCATTAAACAAAAATCGATAGTCTTTCGCGGTCTCATCCAAGTAGGCTAAGCAGGACCTTAGTTCTTTTGCTACGGCATCGGCGTTAATTTTGGCTAAAGCCAATTCACTGGCCACAGCATCCTCAAGACTACTAATCGTGCGCTTGGCCTTCATAGCTCCGGCAAAGTCTGGCGCTGTTACGTGCAGTCTGATGGGGCTAATCTCTGCTTCTAAAGCATCTTTATAGATCGAATAAGCTTTGACAGCCTCGCTCATAATGGCGACTTTACGCGCTTCTTTTTGAGTCTTGACGGCTTTCTCTTGGCAGAGCGCTAAGGTATTAAACTTAGCGGCGTATAGCTCAAGCTCTCTAGTTACCTCACTGATGCTTGAGGTTTGATCGACTACGCCTTTTGCAGTCGCTAAACAGCGCTTAGCCACATCACGGCCCATTTTACTTTCGGCTTCTGCCCTAGCAAAATCTTCATCACTAACCATGATGGTTATAGCATTAGCTAAGAAATCATCAAACTGCGGCCTGACATCGGCCATATTGCATAAGGTTAGTTCGCCTTTTACTTGCACGATAACCGCTGGCAGCTCCATAATAGCTTCGGCTTTGGGTCGCTCTATCACGGCTTTAACTTCATGGCTTTCAAGGTCAAGCTCAAATTGAAACCAGCCATCAATAATGCTCTGTCTTAACCTTACATCTGCACTATAAAAAAAGTGCTTCTCATCAACCAACTCGTCATTGTCCCACTTAGTCGCCATGAATAAGCATTGTCTAGCGTCTGATACTAAGAGTTGTTGCTCCATCTGCACCCGGTAATGTAACGGTAATTGTTCTGGGCCATCAACAGCTCTTAGTTTATCGTTCAGGCTCTTATGCTCAAAAACAATAGCTTCATCCATCGTTAAGCCGTCAAAACTAGCGGATAGATGACCCAGTGATCCAGTCACCGGATAAAGTTCTTCACCGATGATTTTTTCCGCTAACGGACGCGCTAGTTCTTCATAACGATGACCGTCATTAAAGATACGTTGCGTATGTGCATCAACGTCTGGCGTTAAGCCTGTTTTACGCTCATTCAAAAGCTCAGTACGAGTCTTATATGGTGAGCAATTCATCATTGCCGGCGCATCACTGGCATTAAAATGTGTGGCTCGGTAAGCGTGCCACTCTGGGCTACCTTGGATAAGATCATGGATTTGCATTAGACTAACTCCCCTTCAACAGTTACAACTTCCCAAGAGCGTATTTCTTCTTTTTGCTCAGCGGTAAATAAGTATTTTGATTCGACCATGGTGATTATTTGATCGGCGGTTTTCTTGCCTGATTCAATCAAGCCATGCCATGAGCCGGACTTTTTAGCAAAGTTCTCGTCGCTGCAAAAGGCTAGTTCAGGCTTTTTATATTCTTCTTGGTTAGCAATAGGGTTAATCACCCTCTCTTGCTGCTCAGGTGGTTCGTCCTCTGAATAAACCCCTAAGATCGCACCAGGGCAATAAAGCCTAGCCCAGTTCTTAACCTGTAAATAACCCATTTGTTGCTTAGGGTTAGTTTTCCAAAGCGGTGAGTTCTTAGTCGATACCGATCTAGCCGTTAGCCACTCGCTCCAGACAATATCCTGTTCGCCTCTAATAATTGCACCAACACGACAGGCTAAGGTTTCGCCTTCTCCGGTGTATTCGTAGTGAAAGCGTCCAGTAATAGCGCCTGAAGTTTGTATAACTGCGTTTACTAATTGCGCCTCATAACCCAGCACTCCATTGACTAAATGTGTCTTTTGGGCCACGCTAAAGGGCGACATTCCCCATTGCGCCGCTTGCAATACGATGGCAAAGCAATCTCCGGTAGAGCCTTGCAGGTGCTTAGGTACTGTTACCTTACTGCCTGCCATAACAGAGGCTAAAGCGTTAAACTGATCCATCATGGAGGGATTGCGGACTAGCTCTGCTGCACTAACCGGCAGTGCGCCGTTAGTTTCTTGAATTTTTAATACCGCGCTCATTCTTCACCTGCCTGATCGACTAGCGAAAAGCAA